TCTTCCGAGATCTGTATTATATCTCAATGATGAAACTACATCATCGGATAAAATTAAAATCTTCCAATTTGGTAATAGGATTTACAAAAAATCATCTGCATATCAAATATTCAAAGATATGTTAAATGTTTATCATTATAAACGTTATTCTATTGATAGAAATGTAAAATTAGCTCAAGATTTAAATTATTATGATCAAGTTATTAAGGTAACTGATGCATCCAATCTTTCAATTCCTATAACTTCTAGAAATATTCCAGGAATTATTGAAATCAATGGAGAAAAGATCGAATACTTAGTATTAAGTGGAAACACATTGTCTCAATTGAGAAGAGGAAGTTTCGGCACAGCAATAGCAACGGTGCATGAGCAAGGAAGTCATATAGTTAATTTAGGATCTTCTGAGAACATTCCTTACGTTGAAGAACAAGATAAAAATAATTTCATTAGCGACGGTAGTACGTTGTTGGTAGGTCCGTTACCTTATGTGCCTAACAAATCAACTAGAAATTCTTGGTATAGAACAGATATACCTTCTGAATATGGACCTTGTGATCAAATAGAAGTATTTGTTGGCGGTGTTAGACTAAGAAAAGATCATATCACGATTTATAAAGAAGAATTAGGACCATCTAGCCCGTTAGCAGATACTACATTACAAGCAGAATTTAGCGTTGACGGAGATTCAAATTACGTAAGACTTTCCGAACCGGTAAAAGCTGGAACTAGAATAACTATAGTTCGTCGAACTGGTAGATCTTGGTACGAAAGAGGAGAAACAACGGCAACATCGGGCTTAAGTTTATTGGATAACAATACTCCGATTGCAGTATTCTTGTCGCAAAAGACTACGGAGTTGCCCGAATAAATACACTATGGATTTAGAAGAGAACAATATGGAACAGCAGCCAACGCCAGAAAACATCCAAATTCCTGAAAAAAAGCCCAATGAAGTCGGTGGATTTCATTACGAGGGGCATATTAAAATTTGGGATCCGGAAAGTAAAGAAATATTCATTGATAAAAGAAACGCTATTCATTATGAAAATATGAGTGTAGCTATGGTCAACAGTATTAGTAATCAGGGTAAAGGTTGGATTTATCAAATGGTGTTTGGCTCAGGCGGCACAACTGTAGATCCTACCGGACTTATTTCGTACTTGACTCCGAACACTATAGGTACTAATACCGGGTTATATAACCAAACCTATAGTAAAATAGTAGATCAAAATGCCACTGCTAACACAGATCCTATTCGAAATAAGATGGAAGTCAGACACATCAGCGGAGCCACATATTCAGATGTTATCATAACTTGTCTACTAGATTACGGCGAACCCGACGGTCAAGAAGCATTTGATAACAGTCAGACATTATCTGGAGATTTCGTATTTGACGAACTAGGGTTGAAATCATATGATCCTTCTGGTTCGGGAAAATTGCTAACACACGTGGTATTCCATCCCGTACAGAAAAGCTTAAACAGATTATTACAGATTGACTATACAATCAGAATACAAAGTTTAACCGGTTTTAATGAGGTATAAAGATGCCATATAATGTAAATTTTACTGACAGTGCAAAATTACCCATTACCGTTAACGACAGCACTAATAACACAGAAACAAGTTTAATATTTCCAGGTAGGAATACTACAGGATATGGTCAGAATATTGCAGAAAATTTTTTACATCTTTTAGAAAATTTTGCAAGTGCAAGCAGACCCCAAGGCCCTGTAGAAGGACAACTATATTTTAATACCAATAATAAAAGTTTAGAAATATACGACGGAACAAATTGGAAAGCAGCAAGTAATATTAGAGTAGACAACAATGAACCTAGTCTTGAATTAGCTGAAGCAGGAGAATTATGGGTTGATACTAATAATCAACAACTTTATATTTTCAGCGGCGAACGTTGGATTCTTGTAGGACCAAATTTTTCTACCGGGCTCAGAAGCGGACCGTTGGTTGAGCAAATAGTTGATAGTACTAACCAAAATAAAGTAATCGTTACTTTTTATGTCGAAGACGAGCCAGTCATAATTGTTTCTAAAGATAGTTTTACACCTAAAATAGCTATTACTGGTTTTACAACTATTAAATCCGGCGTAAACATATCTTCAGTCAACGATTTAGGCGTTGGCGGATTTTCTCCTAAATTTTACGGAGCAGCATTAAATTCTGATTCTTTAAATGTATCAGGATCTGAGATTCCTGCTACAAGATTTTTGAGATCTGATGTTCTTAATACAACAGAACAAGGTTTTAACATTAAGAACAATCAAGGATTAACTTTAGGAGTTGACAGTACATTTAGTTTAAGTGTCTCATCCGGTGCTGGAAAAATTTACAATTCATCGGCTGGTAGTAGTATTGACATACAAACAAATCAAGATAACAGACCAGTCACAGTACTTAGAGTAATTGATAATAAGATAGCTATTAATAAAAATGTTCCAGATGAAGCATTAGATGTCAGCGGCAATTTTAAATTAGACGGTTCTATAATTCTTACTTCAACTACAGAAAGTACAAATTTTAACAATGGAACTTTTAGAACAGCTGGTGGAATCGCTGTTTCGAAAAATGTTTTAATCGGAACAACACTAAATGTAACTGGTACAGCTACAACTAGTAATGTAAGACCATCAGCAACTGATACTTACAATCTTGGGCAAAGCAGCGAATTGCGATATAATGCAGTATATACAAAAAATCTATATGCACAAAACTTGTTCGGAATACTTACAGGAAATATCACAGGAAACGCTACCACTGCCACCAATTTAAAATTTCCTACACTGTTTAAAACCACAGGTGCAGTAACTTCTACAGTAGAAACATTTACTGGAACAGAAGGATCTATTACTCTTGAAACTTCGTTAACCAGTGAAATTATTAGCGGACAGACAAGAGCTCCTCTCGAAAGATTCCCTTCGGACAAAAACGACGACTTATTAATATTTAGATCATCGGCATCAATCCCCGGCGGATCGACTGGTCTATTTAAGGTTAGCAAACAAGAATTTTTACAAGATGCTGTAATACCAATTGGAGGTGTTATTCCTTTTGCAGGTGATACTGTTCCCAGCGGATATTTGTTGTGCGATGGTAGAGAAGTTGAAATATCAAAATATAGAACTTTATATAATGTAATTGGAAATGCTTACGGAACTCCAACCATAGGATTTGAAACTTTTAAACTTCCCGATCTAAGAGGAAGATTTCCTCTTGGTAGAGACGATATGGACAACAAAGATGACGGTGTGATAGCTGGCTTAGTTCAAGCAGCTCCCCCAGCGACTGGACAGATCGCGGGCAAAGTTTCAGGGCCTGCAGGACGAGTTGAGGGTGTTGAAGCTCAAACAGTTGGCGGAACAGGCGGCTCTTCCGACCAAATTCTCACAGTAGCTAATCTACCTGATCACGAACACGATATGATTGGATCAACAGGTGAACAATATTATTCATCACGGGCCGATAGTGCTGTTCCAACCGATATTGGTTCTTTCTCTGGAAGAGGTGGTACAACACCGTCGCAGACACAATATCTTCCTACTAGTGGAAGTATCAAAACAAGTGAAACTTTGTCAACTGCGTTTTCCACGATGAATCCGTTTTTAACATTGAATTTTATTATAAGATCAGGACCAACAGAATTCTAAGGTAAAAAAAATGGCTTATACAATTAATAAAACTGACGGGACTATTCTAACTACTTTAGCTGATGGACAGCTAGATAATGTTACTACTGACCTTACTCTTATTGGAAAAAATTACAGCGGATTTGGTGATGCATTAAATGAAAATTTTGTAAAACTGTTAGAAAATTTTGCCGGATCGGCGATCCCAACAAATGCTATTCGGGGTCAAATATGGTTCGATACTTCTGAATCTAAGTTAAAAGTTTACAATGGTTCGTCTTTCCAACCAGTTTCTAGTGCTACTATTGCCGAATCTCTTCCTACAGATATAGCGATTGGTGATTTATTTTTTAATAGCACTGACAAACAACTTTATTTTTATGATGGTACCAGTCCTATTTTGTTAGGTCCTGATTATTCACAAAGTCAGGGTTTGAGTGGGTTGAAGGTAGTTAATGTTTTAGATGATAGAAATCAAACTAGAATTGTTACTCTTTTATATGTAAATGCTGTATTGCTCGGTATTTTTTCAAAAGATACCTTTACGCCTAAAGCAGATATATCTGGATTTGGCAGAACAGAAATTATACCAGGATTTAATCAAGCTACTGCTGCAGGAATAAAATTTTCAGTGACTGCAACTAATTCTGATCGATTAGGCAATCAGCCAGCATCATCATATGTTAGAAGTGATACCAGCGGTTCAATTGAAGGAAATCTCAGTGTTCGAGATAATTTACTTGTAGGTAACGATGATCAATTTCAGTTAGTAGTAGAGAATTCAAATGTCCAGTTAGCAAATATTTCTAACAATAAAATATTTAAGGTATCAGTTAAGAAAGATCTAGAATCTGAGGACGCAATAATAATCAATCCTATTACAAGAACTATTGGATTGTATGACGATAACAGTTACATCTCTAGCCAGATTAATATCGGCGGATCTGTATCTATAGCAGGTAACATAACAGTAAATGGAACACTTACAGTAAATGACGGCGATGTAACTATTGTTAAGACCACAGAATTAAATGTCGAAGATAAATTAATTGTCTTGGCCCAAACAGGGGATAGTAGTCTTAATAGAGACGAATATGCAGACGAAGGTGGTGTCGTTTTAAAAGGAGCATATTTTGACGAAGACGTAGCTAGCCCTACATATAATACCTGGGTCTTGAAAGACCATATATTTCAATGGAGCAATGGAAATAAAGCAGTCTCAGGAACAAGAATGGCCCTGGCAGACGACGCCTGGAATAGTTCCGAACATATAAATTTAGAAGCAGGTAAGGCATTTAAAATTAATGGAACTACAGTTATTGATGGTAGTAGCTTAGGACCTGGAATTACCAGTATTCCCGGAGTAACAAGTTTTGGTCCTCAGATATTCGTTCAAATTGGTCCTTCTGCAGGATCCCCAGTATTAAGATTAGAACAAAATAGATTATCGGCTGTTGCTGTTAATTCTGATATCCAGATCACTCCTAATGGTACCGGAAATGTTCAATTAAGACAGGTTACAGGATCGACATATGGAACGCAGACTAATGTAGGATTTCCGTTATTAAGGGGAGTAGCTACAACATCGCAGGCTTCTCCTAGTCAAACTGGCGAGTCGAAGATATTATTATCTTCTACAGAACTAACATAAGCAACTAACAAACAATATGTTTTAAATTTTGTCAGAACTAGAGCTTTAGTTTTTAGTATAGATACTTCGGACGGTCTAACAAATACAGCTATAGAAGGTATTTTAGCTACGTTAGCACCAATCGATGAATATGAAGTTGGTACAGTAGCACGAATATTATGTACCTCACTGACAAATGCTAATACTACAGCAGATGTAGAATCTTCAAAATCAGTATCATTCACGAACTTTTTGACTCCGCCTAGCGGCTCTCCTGGAACATCGCCCGGACTATCAGCTGTTTCCTTTAGCTCAGTGACAGTACCTGCCCAAACAATTCAAGTTTCTCCAAGAACAGTCAAAACATTTCAGATACAGCCGAGCGTTGGATGGAAATATATTAGTGAAACATTTGTATAACGGAGCGTTAAATGGCCTATGTAATTAACAAATTTAATGGTGATAGACTTACCATACTAGAAGATGGTACAAAGAACGAATCAACAAGTTTAGGCCTTGTTGGTAGAAATTATGTCGGCTACGGAGAAATACAAAATGAAAATTTTGTTTTCCTATTAGAAAATTTTGCAAATTCTACAGCTCCGTCAAAACCTCTTGCTGGTCAAACCTGGTATAATACTTCAACAAAAACTCTTAATGTGTATAGCGGAACCGGATGGGCTCCGGCAGGAGGAGCCGCTGTTTCTAACACGGCACCTAACACAGCTATAGATGCAGCTTCAACAAATCCCATTCCGGGAGCTTTGTGGTTTAAAAACGATACTAATCAACTGTATGTGTCAGACGGTACAGAGTGGAATCTTATAGGACCGGATGCTATAGAAAATTTTGGCATAACAAAATTAGTTAGTAGACCCATATCAGATGTAAACGGAGTACAACACCCAGCAGCTCTTCTTTATAGTAACGATGAGCCTATAGCAATTTACACCAGCGATTCTTTTACGATTAATACTTCGGAAAATTTAGTAGGATACACATCGCTGGTTAGGGGAATAAATTTAAAATCCGGAACAAATTTAAACGGAAGCGTATTAGGTAATTCTACCAGCGCCACTAGGTTAGAAAATTATGTAAACATTAATGGAATTCCTTTTAACGGTACACAGAGTATTAACATAAAATCTTCAACTACTAATACTCTTTCTCGAGGAACGTATCTTATAGGGAACAATTTTGACGGCAGTTCCGCTACCACATGGTCAGTAGATGCATCGTCAACGAATGTAATAGGAAAGGTAGTGGTTAGAGACAGTTCCGGAAATTTCAGTGCGGGCACTGTTACTGCTGATTTAATAGGAGATGTCACAGGTAATGTTACATCTATTTCGGGAACCAGTAGATTTGATGTAATAGAGGCGAATACATTCGTCGGAAACACTTTAACAGGTAATGCTAGAACTGCATCTAGATTGGCTACCCCAGTCACAATTAACGGCGTTTCTTTTGACGGTAGTGCGAATATCACAGTTCCTGCTTCCGCTAATACATTAACAGGAAATACAATACCTTCAAATGTTACACAATCGAGTTTAACTTCTATAGGAACTTTGGCCGATTTAAATGTGGGAGAATTTGGGGTAAAAATTGGTAGCGGTCAACAACTAAAATTATACCTAGACAGTAATAATCCAACCATCGAGTCTACAGTAGCTAATGGTAGCTTGAGTTTAGAAATAAACGATTCTCCAAAGAGTCAGAATAATCCTGCTATTTCTTTCGTGAGCTCGGCTCAAGCAGTTATATTGGGCGGAGATAATAATCCTGCATTTACTAAAACTAAAAGTGGTGCTATAAATCTTGGCTTGCCAGATTTTAAGTGGAATACGGTTTATGCCACAGAATATCAAGGTAGTGTATCTAGGGTAAGTTCTTTATATCCTACAGTAGGTGGAACTACAATTACTGCTAATGCAGACGTTATTATAACAGGTAATCTTACTATTCAAGGTACAACATTATCAGTTAATTCAACTGTCGTAAATGTAGCGGATAAAACATTAACTTTAGCTTCAGGTTCTCCTAGCTCAGCAGCAGCAGATCAGTCCGGATTATTGATAGACGGATCATTCGCTGAGTTTTATTATAGAGCAACTGGTGATAAGTGGGTTTCAAATAAAGACATAGATGTAGGATCTAACAAATTTCGAGGTAGAGCAACATCGGCTGAATATGCAGATTTAGCTGAAAATTATGTAGCAGATAACTTGTATGAACCAGGAACTGTATTGGCATTTGGCGGCGAGTTTGAAGTTACGCTAGCAGAAGATGAAACTAGAGCAGTAGCTGGAATAGTTTCAACTAATCCTGCATATCTAATGAATTCTGAATGTAAGGGAAAATATGTCACGGCCCTGGCACTAGAGGGCAGGGTTCCGTGTAAAGTTAGGGGAAAAATACGCAAAGGTGATTTACTAACCAGTGGCGGTAACGGATATGCTAGACCATCTATGGATCCAAAAATTGGAACTATTGTAGGAAAAGCCCTTGAAGATTTTGACGGTACAGAAGGAATTATAGAGGTTGTTGTTTCTAAATTATAAGAATAGTTTAACGCATAAATACTGAATAATGGAGTTTATAGATGGCATATCAAGTTGATAAATTTAACGGCACTTTTTTAGTATCTGTTGACGATGGTACTATTGATACAACCACAGATCTAAGATTTGTTGGTAAAAATTATGCTGGTTATGGCGAAGTGCAAAATGAAAATTTTCTTCACTTGCTAGAGAATTTTGCCAATACGACAGCTCCTCCAAAAAGAATTACAGGTCAAATTTGGTTTGATACTGGTAGTAAAAAGCTTAAGTTTTTTGACGGTACTAGATTCAGAACTGCTAGTGGTGCAGAGATTGGAGTTGAACCCCCTCCAGGATTACAACCAGGAGATATGTGGTTTGACACAAGTGCAGAACAGCTTTATACCTGGAACGGAACAGAATACATATTAATTGGTCCCATAGCCAGTCCTACCACGGGCGAATCTGCGGCAGTTCAGGATACAGTAAAAGATGATGTTAATAACAATCATTCTATTTTAAAATTAGTTTCTGAAGGCGAAGTTGTTGCGATTTTGAGTGCAGATTCTTTTAGACTTAACACATCCAACTCAATTACCGGTTTCCAAGATATTAAGAAAGGTATCACTCTTGTAAACACTAATGGAACTACGGGTGTAACAAGTACCGATCATTATTTTTGGGGTACTGCTGCTAATGCAGTTAAGTTGGGAGGTTTTTCTGCATCGGATTTTGTTAGATCCGGAGCAGCAACGTTTTCTACGGGATTATCAGTAGCTGATTCGGGATTGACAATTGGCGATCAGAATGATCTTAGAATATGGGTTGAAGATGGTAACAATGTTTTATTAGAAAATCAACTAGGCGATAATATTACCTTTAGAATTAAAACATCTACTAACACCGATGTTTTGAGAATTTCTTCTACAGGAGTATTTCCTCCTACAGATTCAACATTTAATTTAGGAACTTCTGGTAGTGCTTGGTTACAAGTAACTGCTAATACCTTCAATGGTTCATTAGTAGGAAATGTAACAGGAAATACCACAGGTGTACACAAAGGAAACGTACTAGCTAGCGATAATTCAGTAGCTTATAATGCAACAACAAAAGTTTATACCGGTAGTTTTACCGGAAATCTAACAGGAAACGTTACAGGTAGTGTTACAGGTACAGCGTCTTCGGCATCTACATTGGGTGGTATTTCTGCTTCAGAGTCCGTTTCTAATAGTACGATTCCAATTAGAACATCTTCGGGTAACATTCTAGCTAATCAATTTGTAGGAACATCTGATAAGACCGACAGATTAAAAATTAATGATGCTGCCTCCGATACAGATCCAAATTATCGTTCAGCCAAAACTACGGCTACAGCCAGTACTATAGCTGCTAGAGACTCGTCCGGAGATATATATGCTGTTAAGTTCAGAGGAACTGCAACAGCAGCAGAATATGGCGATTTAGCAGAAAAATATCTACCAGATCAAGATTATGAAGTGGGAACAGTTGTATCTGTAGGCGGCGAAAAAGAAATTACAGCATCAAAATTTGGAGACAGAGCGATAGGTGTTGTTTCAGAGTTTCCTGCATATCTTATGAATAACAATTTATCTGGTGGTGTAGCGGTAGCACTTAAAGGAAGAGTTCCTGTTAAAGTTGTTGGAGCAGTTAAAAAAGGCGATCGATTGATTGCAGTTGATAATGGAACTGCACAAAAAGCTGCATTTCACTCTCATGCCGATGTGTTTGCTATAGCTTTAGAAACCAATGATGAAGTACAGCAAAAACTTGTTGAATGTATCGTAATATAAGGAAGAATAAAAATGGCATCAGTCGGATCACAAATATCAGCAGCGGACTATAACGCTATTAGAAATAAAATCATAGCTGTTATGGGAACAGGTACAACAAATCCTACCACCGGAGTGACTGATTATACATTTGGCTATGGACAACAATTAATGAGTTCGGCTGTGTCAGAAGGACAAACGATTACTAGAGCACAGTTTGAAAATTTAAAAAATGACATATTAAATGCTAGACTACACCAAGATGGAACAACTCCTACTATTACCACAGTTAACGTTGGCGATGTTGTAAGATATGGAGCCACCCATCCAATAACACAATACGATACATTAACTTCTACAGCTATTACTAATAAATTTAATCTAGGAACAGGGTACTTTAGTACAGTAGCAGTTAAAGATAACGTAGGTACAGATCTTGTTATGCCTATTACGAGAACTACTAGCTGGAGCTCTAGTGTTTCTTGTAACGTTACAGCTACTTTTGCTAGTGTAAATGCAATGCGTTACTTCTTCAATAGCGGCGGCCGAATCAATTTTAATAGTAGCAGAACAGGCGGTGCTTCAACTTCTCAAAACAACATATGGTCTTCGACTTTAACCTCGGCAGGTACACAGGGGCTAGGTTCAATCAGTAGCGGAAACCAAGGTGTTAATTTTTATAATCTCACAACGACTGATCAAATTTGGTATTCGATTACATCTTCGGCTCCTTATGCTTCGAATACGTGGAGATTACGAGCTAGATTAGGAAGTGGGGCAGTGGGTACTTCTACGTTTACGGCAACATCTATTATTTTTACAATTACTTGGACCGACGGATATACAGATCCTGATACAAATGCTGGAAACCCAGCACTAACCAATCCACCAGCTGACGTGGTAGATGGAACATTGAATTTAACAGTTACCCAAACTTATGCCGGTAGCACATCTGGAATTAATTTATTACCTGTAGTAACACCTCCTGCAGTTCAGCCAGTATGGACAATTACATTGCCTACATATAGTAATACTGCAATCTCTGGTTCATAATCTCATATCCCTAATTTAAGTAGCACTAAATAATATGCTACTTTAATTAAGGGGATATAAATGGATGAACGTCTTCGAAAAGCCTTAGATTTTTCCAATTTTAGGCATACTTTTTCAATTCAAAGAAAAATTTTAAAAGAAAAAAACGAAGCCCGCCTGACCTACGGCCATGCCGGTGGTATATTTAAAATTGATATGTCGCTGATCACTTTTGTTGATATGCTTATTAACAATGGTCGGAAAAACGATGTACCTTTATTAGACTCGAATGACAATCCTATTTTAATTAATGATTTAGAAGAATTTAAAAACGAAATATTAGATAGATATTTTACTTCTACTTTAGAGTATTATAAAGAATACGAAAAAGTAAAAAAGACAAGGTCATTAGAAAAACTGTTAGAACTATGAAAAAAGGAGTAATAGTTTTTGCACATAATAGCCCTTTTATAGATTATGGATTGTTAGCAATTATATCTGGGGGGTTAGCTAAGAAAAATCTCGGAGTACCAGTGTCCTTAGTAACAGACACTGGCACATTGGCGTGGTTGAACTCTTCTGGGATGGAAAAAAAGTTAAGCGATGTTTTTGAAAATATTATAGAAGTCGAATATCCGTATACAGAAAATAAAAGAAAATTGCACGATGGATTTTATCATCAAACGGTTCCTTTTATAAATTCCAATAGATGTGATGCTTATTCATTATCGCCGTATGATAATACTTTATTAATAGACAGTGATTTTTTAATTTTCACTGATAGATTGAACGAGTATTGGAATGTTGAATCTAATGTTATGATCGGAAGTTATATTAATGATATTTTAGATGATCGTCCGGGATATTTAGATAAGAGAATTTCGGAATCGAGTATTCCCTTATTATGGGCAACTACAGTGATGTTTAAAAAAAATAAAGAAAGCGAATTTTTCTTTAAACTAGTAGAATTTATAAAAGTAAATTACGTTTATTTTGCTGATCTTTTTAGATTCAACCCATTACAATTTAGAAATGATATTGCATTCAGTATAGCTAAACATATACTCAGTGGATACGAAGTTGAAAATATTTATAATCTTCCCTGTTTAACGTCTACCCTTGATAAAGATGTTATATTGGAAATTGATAAAAATGGTAAGATGATAATTTTAATGAATCCTAATGATGACGGAAATTACAAGGCTGCGAAAATTATAAACACTGATATTCATGTGATGAACAAGCAAAGTATTATTAGAAATAAAGACGTCCTAATGGAATTAATATG